CCAGTAGTTAGTATTAAGAATGGTATTACATCAGCAGTAAAAGATATTAAAGGAAGTTTAGATTGGTTAGAAAAATTTGATAATGTAATAATTAATTTTGACAATGATGAGCAAGGTCGTGTTGGTGCTTTGAAAGTAGCTGAGTTATTTTCTCCTGGAAAATGTAAGATACTTCATTTACCTGAGGGATATAAAGATGCGTCAGATTGTTTACAAAAAAACAAAATACAAATATATACTAAAGCATTTTGGGATGCAAAACTATATGCTCCTGATGGAATTATAAATGCTAATATATTATTTGATGATATAACTAAACCAAATTTAAAATCATTTGTTCAATATCCTTTTGAGGGTATGAATAAAATTACTTATGGTATTAGACCATCAGAGTTAATTACATTTACAGCAGGAAGTGGCTTAGGTAAAACTCAAGTGATGAGAGAAGTAGTACATCATATGATTAAATCAACAGAAGATAATATTGGTTTGTTAATGTTAGAAGAAACACCAGTAATAACTTCTAAAGGTTTGATGAGTATTGAGGCAAATCAAAGATTACATTTACCTGATGTTCATGTAAGTAAAGAAGAGATGAAAACTTATTTTGATGCAACAGTTGGTACAGGTAGAGTGTTTATGTTTGACCATTTTGGTTCAAACTCTATTGATAATATTGTATCAAGAGTTAGATACTTAGCTAAAGGATTAGATTGTAAGTACATTATAATTGACCACGTTAGTATTATAGTATCAGACCAAAGTCATGGAGATGAACGAAGAGCATTAGATGAAATTATGACTAGACTTAGAACACTTGTACAAGAGACAGGCGTTGCTATGATAGTTGTATCACACCTAAGAAGACCTGAGGGAAAAGGACATGAAGAGGGTGCTGCGACATCTCTATCACAATTAAGAGGCTCAGCAAGTATAGGACAATTATCTGATATGGTAATTGGTTTAGAGAGAGATGCTCAGAATGATGACCCTGATGTTAGAAATACAACAAGAGTAAGAGTATTGAAGAATAGATTCTCAGGACTAACTGGTCCATGTTGTGATTTACGTTATGATGCTGACACAGGTAGATTGAAAGAGGTTGAAGTAGATGAAATTTGATAAGGTAGTTTTTGATATAGAGACTACTCTCAACGCAGATAAGATTTGGTGTATCATCTGTAAACATGATAAGACTTATTATCAATTTACAGATGGTAAAAACTTACACAGGTTTGAAGAGTTTGCTAAAGAGACTAAGGAATTTATTGGACATAATATAATAGGCTTTGATGTACCAGTAGTTAATAAATTTTTTGGTAAAGATTTGTTTACTAATTGTAAGATTACAGATACCTTAGTACTATCAAGATTATTAAACCCAGTAATAGATGGAGGACATTCTCTTAAAAATTGGGGTACTAAACTAGGTCAAGCTAAGATAGCGTTTGAACAGTTTGAATATCTATCAGATGATATGTTAAAGTATTGTAGGAATGATGTTGAATTAACTGAAAGACTTTATAAATTTCTAATAAGAAAGATTGCAGATTTTGGAGAGTCAGTACAGTTAGAACATGATGTTGCTAGAATAATACAGACTCAACATGATAAAGGATTTAAGTTAGATATTATAAATGCTTATGGATTACAAGCTAAGTTTCAAGAAGATATGAATGACCTAACTACAAAAGTTAGAAAAACATTTCCTCCATTAAGATTAGAAGAAGAGTTTATACCAAAGTCAAACAACAAATCAAGAGGTTATGTTAAGGGAGTACCATTTATTAAAGTAAAACATAAAGAATTTAATTTAGGTTCAAGACAACAGATAGCAGAAAGATTAGTTATGCTTGGTTGGAAACCTAAAAAGAAAACAGACAAAGGACATATTATTGTAGATGAAAAAGTTTTATCTCAAATAAAAAATATTCCTGAGGCTAAATTAATTAACAGGTTTCTAATGCTTCAAAAAAGAATCGCCCAAGTTTCCTCCTGGATTGAAGCAGTTAGAGAAGACGGAAGAGTACATGGCAAAGTAATTACCAATGGTACAATTACAGGAAGGATGAGTCATCAATCGCCCAATATGGCTCAAGTTCCTGCTGTGTACTCTCCTTATGGAAAAGAATGTAGGGGGTTGTGGACAATAGATAAGGGCTATAAATTAGTAGGAGTGGATGCATCAGGCTTAGAGTTAAGGATGTTGGCACACTACATGAACGATAAGGATTATATAAATGAAGTCATTAATGGAGATATACACACATCAAATCAAATTGCTGCTGGTTTGGAATCAAGAGATGAGGCTAAAACTTTCATCTATGCTTTCATATATGGGGCAGGGAATAGAAAAATCGGCTCTATCATTGGAGGCTCGGAAAGAGATGGAGAAAGAATTAAAGAAAAATTTCTTAGAGCAACACCAAGTCTTAGACGCTTACGAGAAAAAGTGGAAAGAGTGGCTCAACGTAGATGGGTCAGAGGAATCGACCAAAGAAAAATAATGATAAGACATCCTCACGCAGCTTTAAATACTTTATTGCAGGGTGCAGGTGCTTGTGTTATGAAAAAAGCGTTGACATTGCTAGAAGAATATGTTATAACTAAACGAATCAGAGCCTTCCCAGTTGTGAATGTTCATGATGAATTTCAATATGAAGTTCAATCAGATAGAGCAGACGAATTTGGAAGACTTGCAGTACAATCAATCAGGGATGCAGGAGATTTATTAAATGTTCGGTGTCCATTAAATGGAGAATATAAAATTGGAAACAACTGGTCAGAAACACACTAAAGATATTTCTACTTTAGCTACTGATATTAAAAAGCTAATAGAAAATATCTCTAAAGGGAAGTCAGCTAAGATTTCAGATAGTCAGATGAATAAGTTTCTTGACAATATTAAAGAAGCTATGTTAGCTTGGAACAACCCTGATAGAAAAAAACAAGGAATGTTAAGAATGTCAGTACTAGGTAAACCACCTAGACAGTTATGGTATGATAGGTTTAGTCCTAAAAAATACTTAGCTGGAGATGCTAGTCTTAACTTAAAATTTTTATACGGACATATACTAGAACATTTAGTTTTATTTTTAGCTGAATTGTCAGGACATAAAATCGAAGACCAACAAAAGAAAGTTGAGATAGATGGTGTTACTGGACATATAGATAGTAAAATAGATGGAGAAATATGTGATGTTAAATCAGCATCATCATTTGGATTTAAAAAATTTAAGTCAGGTGAGTTATTAGGTGATGACCCATTTGGTTATCATGCACAGATAGCAGGATATGAACAAGCTGAAGGTACAAAGAAAGGTGCTTTCCTTGTTATAGATAAAGTGTCAGGTGATATATGTTTGTATCAGCCTGATGATTTAGCTAAACCTAATGCTAGTCATTTGATTAAAACTTTAAGAGATACATTAGAGAAGAAAGAACCACCTGAAGAAAAATGCTATCCATTAAGTAACACTAAAGCAGGTAATAAAGAATTACCAATTGGTTGTCAATTCTGTAATCATAAGTTTGAATGTTATAAAGATAGTAATAATGGAAAAGGTTTACGAATATTTAAATATGCTAGTAAGAATGTTTACCTAGCAGAAGTAAATAAACAACCTAATGTAGATGAGATAACATCTAAGTTTGAAAATGAGTTAAAAACATATAATAAAAAATATGCCTGATAAATCTTTTGAACCTTTACCCTTTCAATGTACTATAAGACCTAGTTGGATTCATGGTTTAGGTTTGTTTGCGACAAAAGAAATTAAAAAAGATACTGAATTAGGTATATCACATATAGAAGTTGAAGGTACTTTATATAGATTAGCACTTGGTAGCTTCATTAATCATTCTGAAAAATCTAATTGTGTAAGAGTATTAAAAGGAAACAAATGGTACTTACAAACCACAGAAGATATTTTTGAGAATCAAGAGTTAACACTTACTTATATGTTATATGAACCAAAATGAAATGTTTTTATTGTGAGACAGAAGTAAGATGGAATAATGATTATGATACCGAAGACACTTATCCTGAGTCAGAACATAAAATAGTTAGTATGTATCAATGTGATGGATGTAATGCTTGGTATGAAGTCTTTCATCAAAAAAAGGAAACAGAATGAATACAAAAAAAATGAGTAAGATAAGAAGGAAAGCAGAGCAGTTTCTTGTTGTATGGTTAAAAGGATTGTTAAATAAAAAAGAACAAGCTAAGGTAAATGTAAAAAATATATTTACATTGATGCCTCCTCAGACTCATTACTGGCAAGGTACTACATTAAAGTTACAACCTTGGTCTTATAAATGGATAGTACAGAAGTTAAAAAAGAATCCGTTGTTGACATATGACCAATTGAATGATACACTTCAACCAACAGAAAAAGATTTAAGAAGACATAAGATGATTGAAGAAGGACCTATCAAACATGACAAGTAAAGATTTATTTAAAGGCATGACATATGATTCACTTAATAAACAAGTGGATGGAAGTCATTATAAATCTTTTGCGATACAACCTGCAGAATTTATTAATGAAAATAATTTACAATTTGCAGAGGGTAATGCAATTAAATATATTTGTAGGCATCCTCATAAAGGTAAACAAAAAGATATTGAAAAAGCTATTCACTATCTTGAAATGATATTGGAGAGAGACTATGATAAATGAATCACAAATAACACAACTAGAAAAAAGAGCAAGAGGGTTTAGAAGAATTATATCTTCACTAAATGATTTACCTATGTATGGAATAAATCCTACAATAGATAAAATGTTATATGTAAAGATAGATGATTTGAAAGACCATTTAAAAAAGAAGATACAAAGAAACAATGAAAAATTAAATGAGATACATACTGAAAGTATTGATAGTTTAATTGATGATAGTGATGGATAATAATGGTAAATAAAATTTACGATATGGGTGGCAAACAAATTAATTCAACCCCACCCATTTACAATTTAAGAGTTTGTTTAGTCGGCTCAAATGATTTAGATATAAAAAATATAGAAACTTTTGGTGTTGCTGAAGATGGATTCTTTATGGTAAAAGTAAGAGGTAATCCTAAGTTTCCTGTATTTATGACTAATCCTACTCGTATTCAAACATTAGAAGTTTATACGAACAACGAAAAACCCATGACTAAATTACAATCTGAAAAAGGTGATGATGATTTTTTAATGGATTTATTGAGAAAGCAAAATGCAGATACCTCGAAAAATAAAAAAGACTAGCAAGAGAGTTAAAAAAAGGGAAGCAGATTTAGCTGTATTTAAATTGATTATAAATAATCAAGGACAATTTATTACAGAACATTCTTTATATCCTAAAGATAAAGTTCATTTACATTTTAAGAAACAAAACTCAGGTATAATAAGTGCTATGTTGAGAGAAGCTAAAGTTAAGTTTGAGGATTTGCATATTCTTTTAGAAAAGATTGCAAAGTATTTAGCTTAGGATTCTGTTAATTCTTTACAAGTAAACGATACAACAATCTTTAAATTATTAACATCAGTTTCCTCAAGTGTATGTAATTCTTTTAATGAACGGATATAACCTGCAGCAGCACAATCAAAATGACTTTGATATAAATGTGGTTGTGATTTAGGTTCAGCACATTCTTGTGCAACCATAGAACATATTAATAATACTAATTCAAATTTTCCCATTATTCTAAAATTAATTTTTTAATTGATTTCTCACCTACATAAATTTCTACTTCAGCTTTAGATTTAATACATCTATATTCTATATGAGGTTTACTATTTCTTGTTGCAACTCGTTTACCTTTTAAACATTCAGACATACTAGGTTGTATTCTATGTTCTTTAATCTCATGATTAATAATCATCAATAAAGCTACTACTGTTTCAATCATAT